TCGCCAACGACACTGAACTCTCCCCGAATCCAGTTAATTCAGCGCGGCTTTTTGCTGCCTCGGTCGTTCTACGGAGCTCATCTAGCTGCTCGGGGGCCAATTTACCGGGAGCGGCAGCAGACGCAGCACGCAAAGACTCGGAAATGTTTGCACCGCTATACGCGCCAAGCCCCGCCTGAAGGCCCTTCTTGAGATCGCCCTCGATGAGTGCGGTAGTGCCACCTACCAGCAGGCTCGTGCCAAGCGCCGTATTGCCAAATCCAACAGTCTTAGCAAACGTATTGAGTCCGGGGACGCTAGGCAGTACAGCGCCGATGATGGTGGGCAGGAGCTTCTTGAGGAACGAAAACTGAGGCTGCCCCGTCACCGGGTCGTACAGGTCCTCCGGCATAGCCCCGTAAGACATCGCAAGCTGCTGCAACCCCGCCACTTCTCGGGGGGTCATCTTGACCTGCATCACATCCGAGTCGCGGTACGGCGAGGCAACAAGCGAAGCCAGACCGCCCCCGGCAAAGTTGGTCTGGGGGATTTCCTGCCCCGTCATGGGGTTAATCTGGGCATCGTAACCACCGACAACCTCGGTCGGCTGGTTATAGTTAAGCGGCGGCGCGTAGGCGCTGCTGTGCATCCCGGCCATCGGATACGAGGGGTTAGGCTGGGGGACAGCCCCGTTTGAATACAAGTTCTGGTTCATGCCGCCCTCACGGGGTCAAGATGGCTAGATACTACCACTTTAAATATGTACATTCGACACCCAAGTCACGGTCAGGATAACAGACGGGATTTCTGGGACGTTCCCCGTGGCAGGCTCTTCGGAAAGGAGCACATTGGTATCCGAGGACTGCCAAGCTAATTCAAAGTAGTCGTTTTCAGACAACGGGGTCACGTAGTTCCACGCTGATATAATTTCAGAGTTCGGACCGTCGATGACAACTTTGCCAGCAGAATGCTCTACGTTCTGTCCATTGATCCGAAGCCAAATGTAAACATCGGATGCGCTACCACCAGACTTGTCTAACTGGACCGAGAACTGGATGTTATAGATGCCCTCTTCTGCTACATATATACGGGAGTTGATAGCCCCGACACTGACATTGAAAAAACTCACTGTCCGGTTGAACGTCATTAAATTGACGGTATTGGCTACCGGGTTAGACTGGTCTACGCTGCTATAGAAAGACCCGTAAGGCTTTGGCGCGTTAGCCGCATTAGAGACCCGACTGAAGAAGAGACGCAAGACGTTAGAGAACTGATCCTGATATCGCTGCTGATACTCTACCGGCGCAACAGGCAGATTTGGCGCAACGATATTACGGATCTTCTGGCTGCTGTACTCTGTCATCAGCGTCTCCCGTCAGGACGGATGTCAAGGCGCATCATGCCCATCTGCCACGCCACGCCGATGTCGGCTGAGGACATACGGAAGGACATCTGACGGCCCCGCACGCGGGTATAGACCTGACCGGTGTAAAGCTCAATCGGGAACGACTGCGTTTCAGTCACGGTCGGCGTATTAGCCGCAGAGTAGGCACTGCCCGAGTTCTGTCGCGGCTTGACGGTCAGCGTCACGGACGGCGTGTTCGAGTTAGACCCGTTGAAGGTCAAGTCAGGCAGCATGCGCCAGATGTACCCGAAGCTCTGCCCGTCTTGGATGTCGAAGTCCGAAGTCTCAATGTAGGCTGCAATCGGCAGGATCTCGCTCGTAGAGCGGTCGTCGTTCCCGTTCTCGTGGTTCATGACCTGATTGGGCACGCTATAGGACACAGTGCTATAGGCGATGTGGGACGTCGCAGCGGTCCCGTCGTACCCACGCGTACATCCGGTCAACGAGTCGGAGGTCTTGCCAGTGTAGAAGATCTTCTCGAAGTCAATCGTGACCACGCCCTCGTTCGCATAGGACGCAGAGTTGATAACCGGAATGATCGTTACGCTGCTGTTTATAGCAGCCGACAGGTACGAGGTCTGGATGCTGAACGAAGCCATCGGGTACTGCCGAAGCGGCGAGTCGAGCCAAAAGCTACGCTCCAGATCGCCGTAGTACCAGATTCGCTCAAGATGGTTATAGACCACGTACCGGTTGTTCACGAGGCTATCTGCAGTCGGGTAGAACCACCAGACCTCGTTATAACCCTCGTTGGTACCGGCCACGATCTGCGCCAACTGATCCGTGTTGATGTCAGTGAACACAAACTGACGGAGGCTGCACGGCAGCGTCTCAACGCGGCCCGAGTACTGATAGAACTTGTCCACGCCCATCCAGTAGGTCACGTTGTTGACCGTGATGGCAGAATTAGGCGAGGCGATAGAAAGGTTCTCCATCAGAAGGTTCATGCCCCATACGTACGGCGGACCAAGGTACTGCATCGAGAAGATAGCAGCGTCTGTCCAGATCAGGATTTCCTGCCGGGTATCAAGCGAAGTAACGATGAACGAACCATACGACAAGCGGGTTTCACCAGATTGATTCGTCGTCGCCGGGACCCATTCAAACGGATTATCTGCATCCGACCAACGCACGAGCAGGGGGTCGAAGTCTTCCGTGAAGTTGACAGGGTTGTACGGGTTGGACCCAAACGCAATACAGAAGTTACCCGTGCTGGAGGTTGAAATTTGATAGGTGTTGTTCGGGACGTGCCTGCCTGCATAACTGAACGTGTAATTGCCCGCCGACCCTGCAGTTGTAGTTGCCGAAATAGGCACCGTGGTACTACCTGCGATGTACGCCGTTGTGACAAAAGTTCCTGCCGGTATACCAGTTCCCGACACTACAGAGCCAGTATCAATGCCGGTCGAATCAGCCACCGTGATTGTGGTCACGGCTGAAGTAAACGTAGCCGTGGTTGTAGCCTTGACCTGCGTGTTGGCGTAAGCGTTCAACGTGACGGCACGCGCCCACGTGGATGTGTCCTTCTCCCAGTAGTAAATAGCACCAGAGCGCGGATTGAAAAGCAGGTTCTCCCTGTCGTTGTCCTGCGACCAGAGCCGGATCTGCGTAGCAACCGTAGAGCCTACGCCCCATCCACCGAAGCCCCACGGACCGCCACCCCAGCCAAGACCGAGTGAAAAGGTCGCGTTGCCCGCGTTTATCTCAATCGCAGCAGACACAGCAGCGCCGCCGCCCGACCCCGTGGACGTAGCGACAACCGCGCCGATGATGGTGAACGTAGTGCTGGTCGGGATCGTGATGACCTCGAAGTTGCCGTTCAACGTTATGCCGTTGACTACGCCACCGCCTGACACGCCTGAGAAGGTCACATACGTACCGACACTAATATTGTGCGGCAGCGTGGTCGTCACGGTGACAAGGTAGCTAGCAAGCGTGGTAGCGAACGGGTTGTTAGGCAGCGTTACCGTCTGGGCAAGCGGGGTGATGTCATGGTAGATGCCGGTGTTCTCAACGTATATCTTGGAGTTAGTGCCCACACCAAGCAGGTTGTCGCTAGCGAGGGTGATCCAATTAAACAACGACCGACACACGCCCTTGAACGTGAACGTGGACTGATTGATCCAGCCACCGATCTTCTCTGCATAACCTGAACGGAACCGGACCTTATCGCAAGCGTAAAAGCCACCCTCGTTGGCGTACGTGGTGGACTCGCGATTTATGCCGGGACGCAGTTCAAGTTTTTGCAGAGGCATCGTTAGACCCTACGCTCGAAGTGCGGCACATCCTTGAATGACTTCCAGAACCCGCCCCATTGATTCTTGGGGTTGAGGCTCTGCCAATACTCACCGACCGGCGTAAGAGCCGGGATGTCGTAGCAGAGCTTGCCGTCCTTGAAAAAGTTCAAGTCGATGGCGCACCGCTTGAGGTGGATGCTGTTCATCGTCTTAGAGCGCCCAGTCTTGACATAGATGGCCTGCTGTTCCGGGGTACGGGCAAGTTCACCGCCCGTCACCACAAAGCCCAACTCGGTCGCCTTGTTAACGAGTTTGGCAACGTCCAGCAGGAACGCCGCCTGTTCTGCTACGAGACTCACTTGATGGCCTCCTTGAGTGCGTCGGTCTTGTCCTTGCTCGACTGGCTGCTACCGAAGTAGTACGAGACGACCTGCGTAGCGACCGCAGACAGCACACCCAAGATGTAGATAAGGATGTCTTTGCGGCTAGGGTCAATCGGACTTGCTTGGAACAGCACGATGCCAAAGAGCGTGAAGGTGATGCCAAGCAGCCCAAGCGCCAAAATCGGCGTGATGAGTTTGTTTAGCAGCGGTGCCTTGTCGGAGGTGACAATCTGCGTCTCGCGCACCCGCGCATCGTTGGTGTCCTTGAGGCGCATCTCAAGTTCAGCGAGGTCAAGTTTGTCCTCTTCCAGACGCAACTTGAGCAGTTCTTCCTCATGCTCCATCTGGGCAATCTGGATCTTAGCCAAGTCCTCGGGGGACATATCGGGCTTCAGTTCAACGCCGAGCTTCTCCTCGACGACCTTCTTGCCCTTTGCCAACACAGCGTTAGCGACGAGGTTAAGCCCGTTGCCAAGCAGCGGCGTAATAATGGCTTGTAGTGCAGCAGGGATCACTTGTCCTTCTCCTTTTGTTCAAGCAGTTTGACCCGCATCTGAAGGTCGTAAATCTTGTCGAGCAGTTCTTCCTTCTGACGCTGGCGGCGCTCTGCCGAGATGGGGCTGTCGGTCGGCACACCCTCCGGCGTGATGAGCGCAGGCATCTGACCCTCGATCTTGGTCAGACGGGTGCTGAAGGATGTGACCTGCCCCAGAAGCCATGCGATGCAGGCAATCAGGACGGGCACGAGCATCTTCATTATCTCGCCAAAGTTCACCACACTTCCTCCCTCTTCCTTCATCTTTATCGCCACTTGGGCCCGTCGAACCACGCCGCAATCGAGTGCCGCTTCCCTTCTGTTACAGGCTGCGCCGCATGACGCACAAACGAGGGGAAGAAGATCGCGGTGCCCTGCTGCCTCATCTCTTCGGCGTTCGGGTAGTGCGTAACGTGGTCAAACGTCAAATCCCCGCCTTTGTACTCGGCAGGGTCCGTCAATTGAATGACGCACGAGAGCTTGCGGTGATAGTACGGATCGCCATTCATATAAAAAATGTCGTGGTGCGTCTTGTACTCGCCTTGTCTCTCGCCGTCATATTCTGCAATTTGATAGTAGTCGATCTTGCTGATATGCACGTCGAACCAGTCTTTGTTGGCCCAGATGGCAAGCTTCCACAACTCATCAAACATGTAATCAAGTTCAGCATCGCCCTTGTTGACGAACCAGATGCTTGAACGACGGAACGAGTCGTCCGCCTTGATGCCTGCATCCGTGCCGATCTGAGCCTCGCTAGGCGCTCGTTTAGTAGCCGTACTCACGATCCGAGCGCACTGCTCAGGACTGAAGTAGGACTTGAAGTAACACCATTCGCCTTTCATTAGAGTACAAATGCCTCCACGTAAAACGCGGTCGGGATAGTCACGATATCCGTACCGGCGCTGTTCTTTATCCTGAGCGTGGACGAGTTCGATTTAACGGTCGTGCCTGAACCAAATTGCTCCGCGTACAGGTTCCACGATCTAGTGGTATTTAGTTGCAGCGAAGTCGCCGTCGCAGAACTACCAGCGCCAAAGGCATCCCCGCTTGGTGCATCCATATAGGCATAGTAGTCGGTATTGGCACCGGTAAGCAGCCAACTATAGGTCAGGTAGTTGACCCCGCCAGTAGTCTGGTCTGCATACGAATACGTCGCTGTACCGCTCGAATTGAGTTCTATCTTAACGAGTGCGTTGGCGGTGATACCACCCAAATCCTCTGAGTAGTGATTTAGGTCAATAGTGCCGCCACTAGCCGGGTAGTCCTGCAACTGCACACCGGGGTGAAACTGCACCCAAGCCGAGCCGTTCCAGACTTTGCCTGCTACAAGCGGGACCCACGACGAGCCGTTCCAGACTTTCATCTGCGCCATTACGTTCCAAGCTGACCCGTCCCACACCTTAAGCGGCATACTGTTCTCTTAGATCTGGAACCAAACGTCGCCTTGGTTGGACGCCGTGGGCGTGGTGGAGGTCACGAAGACCTTGCCACCACTCGTATAACCAGAAGTGGCGTTTTCCAAGAACGGAGGACCGCTTGTTCCCGAAGGACCAGTCGGACCGGTAGGACCCGTAGGACCCGTAGGACCCGTGGGACCAGTAAGACCTTGAATACCTTGTGGGCCGGTGGGACCAGTCGGACCCGGACCTCCTGACGGCCCAGTTGCACCAGTAGGACCCGTCAAACCTGTCGGACCCGGAGGACCCGGAGGACCCGTAACACTTGCTCCCGCAGGGCCAGTCGGACCCGTAGGACCAGTCGGACCCGTAGCACCCGGCGTACCAGTCGGACCAGTCGGCCCCGGAGGACCCGGTACAGTTGAAGCAGCGCCGGTAGGACCCGGAGGACCAGTCGGACCCGTGGGGCCGGGAACAGTCGAGGCAGGACCGGTAGGACCGGTCGGACCCGTAGCACCAGTTGAGCCAGTCGGACCCGTGGGGCCCGGAGGGCCCGGCACAGTAGAGGCAGCACCAGTAGGCCCAGTCGGCCCCGGAGGACCCGCAGAGCCAGTCGGGCCAGTAGGCCCGGTCGGGATGGTGAAGTTAAAGACCGCCGCGCTCGTTGAGCCCGAGTTCGTGATCGCCGCAGGGCTGCCTGCAGTGCCCGTCGTGACCGTACCAAGCGTAAGCGTAGCCGCCGAACCAGTCGAACCCGTGGGACCCGGAGGGCCAGTCACACCCGGAGGACCCGGCACAGTTGAAGCAGGACCAGTCGGACCCGTAGGACCCAAAGGCCCTGTAGGACCAGTCGGACCCGTAGGGCCAGTAGGACCGGTAGGGCCGGTCGGGATCGTGAAGTTAAAGACCGCAGCCGAGGAACTGCCTGAGTTCGTAATTACCGCAGGGCTACCCGCAATACCCGTTGTTACTGTACCAAGAGTAAGCGTAGCCGCTGAGCCAGTCGGACCCGTAGCACCCGTGGGACCAACCGGACCCGTTGCGCCAGTCGGACCAGTCGGACCAGTCGGACCAGTCGGCCCCGTGGGGCCAGTCGGACCCACCAAGTTAATCCCGCTAACGATGTCCGTGCCGTTAGAGACAAGGATGGTCTTCACGCCATTAGCAACCGACACGCCGGTCTGGCCCGTGACCTTGACCGTGACAGCGAAGCCGCCCGTGGTGTTGTTGAAGATGAAATAGAGCTTCTTGTTGGTCGGCACCTCGACAACGCGTGCTGCGGTCAGCGCACCAGTCAACTCGATGTACATGTTACGGGCCACGCCCGTAGCGCCGTTCGGGATGGTCAGGATCGTGGGGGAGGCCGAGTCTGTGATTGCCTGCGTGACGTACCCAGCAATGGACTGTTCAAGCAAAGTGCCAAGGTTGGTATTGGTCGTGACGCCCCATGTACCTGCCTGTTCGCCGGTACCGATGAGCTCAATCCCAAGGTTAGAACTAAAAGTTGTCATGTTTAGCCTCTACTGAGCGTCATTTACAGGAGTCCACGTGGCTCCTTGAGAGTCGTTGATATTGCTCCAGCCTGCGCCGGGTAGCGGCGTGTTGATTATGAACCGGTTCAATGTCGCCCCGGTTTCTTGGGTCAAGTAGTTGCCGATTCCGGTCTCCAGCAGCAAATAACCAAAAGTCGCGGCGTCTCCCCACGTAACCACTTGCGTATCATTGACCGCGACCCACGTCACACTAATTAAACCTCAACAATGCTGAACTGGATGAATTGGTCGGCATCTGCACCGTGAAGGTGTTGGTAGCGATCTTGTCTGCGCCAAAACTCAGGACCGCTATGGACTTGTTGCTCTTGCTCGCGTTGTAGATGAGGCCACCTGCCGCCGTAAAGGACGCCGGGTTCCACACAGCATTGCTAAAATTAATGTAGACCACGTTGTTTGCCGTGCTGAGCGTCACGCCGGTCAAGATCACACCCCCGGCAACATAGCTACCGCCGACAACCTCGTTGGTGACGGAATAGACCGTGATGTTCTCATCTAAGGTAGCGCTACTTGTGTAGAGCGCAAGCTTGATCGTATCCGTCAGCAGGTCATGCACTGCTTGCGGAAGTTCAGCCTTGAAGCTCAGCGTTTGGGTCTGAAAAATAGCCATTTTAATTCGCTCGGACCCGTGGTGCGCCAGAGCGGTACGTATCCTGCATTTCCCGGCCTTCCACAAGTTGTTTCAAGAGCACTAAGGCTTCCTGATACTTCTGCTCGTAGTACTGCATCATATCCGCTTCGCCCTTCAAGTAGGTATAGGCTTCACGCAGCGCCCCATACAGCAATACGGCTTCAAAATTAGTGCCAAGCCACGAGCTGCCTGCAACCGTAATAGACACAGGATATCCAAAATAATGAAGCTCAAAATTGTAGTTCAGATCCGGAGTCGGGCCTAAAATAAATGTGTTGTCGTCGAACAGCGCGTAATGCGTAGGCGTACCCGCTATGTCAGGATCGGGATATGAAGAACGAATAAAACTTACGTCTTTGTTAATAAGGTACGATTGAACATTAGTAATCGGCTCAATTACAGCTAAAGAAAACGTCGCAAGCCAATCGCTTGGTAACGTCAAATACTGGTTATTTGCTGTAGCAGCACCTATGACGTTCTTGCGGGCAGCAGGAAGCTGCGCAAAGTTAAAGATTTTTTGTTCTGCTTGAACGATAAAAACCGGTATATTCGCAACGAACGAAGACTCAGTAGATTCACAGTAATCTTGAATCAATTGCCAAAGATTCGTAGGGGAATTGACCCCGACTGCATAGGTGATTGCCACGCGTCAGACCTCAGTCTTCTTCGTAGAACATGAAACCACGAGTAGCCGCGCCTGATCCCCGCATTTTCATGCGCTTTTTCATGCCGGGGCTGTGCTTGTAGTTACCGTCCAACATGAACCCTTTACGGTTTATATCCTTTTCGGGATACGCACCGCCACCAGAACCGGGGATAATCGGCATCTTTTTAGGGCTGCGATAGATCTTCTCGCTCATGTCGTTTACCTCGGGCCAGACGAACCGCGCATCGGGCTGCGCTGATTCATGACCTTAGCCATGCCACGACCGTACTTCTTCATCTCGCTGTTGGTCTTGCCACCAGCACGCATGCCTTTAACAGCCGGATCAGGGTGAGCACCCTTACCCTTCGCCATATGCTTCTTCAGCATCGCCTTCGTGTCCATCTTAATACTCCTAGGTCGTTACGACCGTTACATCGCCCACGTATCCCTTGGATACGAGATAATTTGGG